CACTCCGAGAGTCAATGCACAGTCAACGAATCCACGCTCACCGCCACCAAGATTTGGAAGGCGAGTTGATCCCATTGGGATAAGCTCGTGAATACCGTAGTATTCTGGGTTTACGATGTAACCGGAACCAGTAGCTGTGTTGCCACCGAAGCTAGGCGCGCAGTCAGGGTTTTGGTTAACAATTGAGACAACACCGTGATCGGACTCATAGAGGTCAACAGATAGCTTGATGCTACCGCTGTTGCCGTCGTAGTTCACCGAACGGATGTTTTCAGTTGCGCCAGCAGACACACGAGCGAAGTCAGCAATAACTTGACGAAGACCAGTGTCAGCAACAAGCATAAGATTGTTTGCGGAACCAGTTACGCGGAAGATAGAGCTGATGATGCTGTTGAGGTCGCTTTCGCTGAATGGAGAAGCATTTGCTTCAGCAGTTGTGTAGATGCTATCCGCAGGTGTGCGGAATGCAGCAGGAACGTCAGCAGGACCAGCAGAATCAAGCCAGTCGCCAAGTCCACGAAGTGCGTTGGCTGTGCCAGCACCGTTTTCTGTGGCTAAGTCCTGAGTGCCAGCGATAGTAGCTTCAACGTCGCGCTTTAATTCGCGAATAGCTTTAGCTTCTGCTTGAGCAATCTTAGCAGGACCAACGGAATCGACAGCTTCTTGCATGTCGGATACCATGTAGTCACGGCGGAACTTTTGGACGCGGTTGCCAAGCTTTGCACGGCCAGCGAACTGGTCAGTGAATGCTGTTACGTCAGCACCTTCAGAGATACCAGCAGTGCTGGGAGCCGAGAGGCTGTCGACAGTCCACTCAACGAATGTAGCGGATGCGCGTTGTTTGTTAGCAGACGAAAGGATAGGAGTCTCTTCGGGAGCGAGGATAGTCAAGACATCAGTCAAGTCTTCGCGATTGGAGACACCCGAACCTGTGTTTGTAGTATCGAATGTATTTGAGAATGACATTTTATTTAATGATTAGTTTTAATGAGTTAAAGGCGTGAAGCCATTTGTAGTTTTCTAAGTGCGGCAAAATCACGAGCGTTACCCGATTTTTGGAATTGACTTTGCAAATCCTTGAGTGCCTTTGCAGTTCTTGATGGGGACTTAGCGGCGTTTGCATTACTTGTTGTCGCACCCTTGGGTGGTGTAAGTTTCATGCTTGGCTTACTTTCAGCTAGCGGTTTACGACCATAGATACTATTGGCTGCGTGAGCAAACCAGTAATCCAATTGACCCGCAACATCTGGAGCTTCCCTTGATACGATCTCTTTCATTTTTTGAAAACGAGCATCGTTCACTGTAGCTTCATATTGTTTGCGTATATCATTGTCTTCGCCGTCGAGCCATGATAGCTCTTCTTTAGCCCTTTCCTTGAAAGCAACTTCCATATTTCCAGCCTGTTCTTTGGCTTGTATTTTAGAAAGTTGATCCGGGATGAAGGTCTTCTTAGCCTTACGCGCCTGTAGTAGGGATTTACGAACTTCCGCTTTCGTCATTTCTTTGCCTTCGATCTCAGTAATGACATCGTCAGCCGCATAGTCAGCACCTTCAAAAAGAAGGTCCTCAGCCCAATCGACTATTTGCTCTATCTCTTCAGCCTTACTTTGCAGGGCTTGGATAGAATCTAAATCCCCGAATGGGTTATTCTCTATTTTCTTTGTTGACTCCAGGGGATCTCGCTGTTGAAGCGAAGCCTCTAGTTTAGCCAGTTTTTCTTCTGCTGATTTTCGTCTTGCGGTAAGTTCCCCAAAACGAGCCACAGCTTTACTGCCTAACTTATCAGCTAGTTCCCGTAATTCCTCTTCGGACGCGTTGTCCAAATCAATCTGTGAAAGAACATCCTCGGATGCTGATTCAACTTCTGGTTCACCTTCTTCGGCTTCTTGAGTTTCCTCAATGACCTCTTCGGGTGTCTCTTCCGTTTCCTCTTCGACAACTGGTTCTGCTTCTTCCTCAGTATTTGTCTGAGAATTTAGCTGCCCCAATCGGCGATTTGCAAAATCCGTTACGGATATATTAGTATTGTCCACTGGTTTTTGATCTGCCCCAGAGTCGGCAGTCGTGATTTCATCTGTCATAATTTCCACTCATTTACGCCGAGAGATTGCGATGCGTTAATATAACACAGGTGAACAGTTGTTGTTCAGCCTAGAAATTTTCGCGGTGACGATTACTTAATTCCTGCCAGCTGGATAACTGCAATAGCTGATCATAAGTAATAATTCGTCCTGATATCTGCTGAATAGTTTCGCTAGTGGCTTCGTGCAGTTCCTCGATAGCCTCTTCTCTGAGTTCATGTACCATCTTCATGAACCTAGCAAAAGCCTCGTAGTTATGCAGTGTCTTTATGTCGTCTTGGATATTCATATTATTTAGCTGCGGAACGCATTACTTGAACCATTCTAGGACCCCTGTCCTTTACTTGCTTGTACCACTTACTGTCAATCATTTCATCGGCAGCTACATTGTAGTCATTGTTCATGAGGCCGGCCTTCATTTTTTCAAACTTGTTAAGTTTAGTTAAACCTAGGTTAAAGGACATATCAACGAGAGTCATCTTAACTGCTTCGGGTCTCCTATCAAAGTTAGGGTCATACTTCTTTGCATCCTTAAATGCCTGCGTAAGACTATAGTTGTAAAGGATTTTTGTTTCTCTGTCAGTAAGTTCCCTACCAGCAAACAATTCATTTATATTAATTCCTTGCTCCTTTAGAAACTTGCGATTAGCAGGCTCTTCAAGATTGAAGCCAATGCCTATTGTACGCTTGCCCTTAGTGTCCTTGTAAACCTTGGGTTTGTTGCCCTCATTTAGGACGAGCATGTCAAAGTAATTCCGTGAGCGTTGCTCCTGGACTCGTTGTGCAGCAAGTTGTTGGGTGCTTTGATTGTCAGCCATAGTGTAAGTATTAGTTAATAAAATAATACTACATATTCTGAGTGTCAACACTGCCCATCTGTGCAGGGGCTGTGCCGACTCGACCAATTTGTGCGTTCTGTGCTTGCTGCATCTGGAAGGTATATTGACCCTGGTATTTCTCCATGCGTCCCCGGAACGCTTCATCCTGCTGTAAACGCTGCTGAATATCTGGTTGTTGGGCGTACTGCTGGAGTACTTGCATCGCAATCTGCGCGCCTGTAGGACGGGCTGGCATTTCAATACCTGCAAAAATCTTTGTAAGATCATCAGTAACATTCTTAACCATTTCTTGTTGAGCATCTTGTGCGGGTTGCAGAACAGCGTCAGCCATAACTGGATCAATGCTAGCGGCTGCAATATCAAGTAGTCCATCAATATTCATTCGGTTATTAACATTGAGTTGATTCAATGCAACAAACCCTTGTAGTTTCTTTTCTACTGTTTCTGGGTCGCTGTCAAGAACATCAAAGTTAATCATAATGTCAAAGTTTTCATTAGGATTCCCTTTGTTCATTACTTGAGGGTCAGGGATACCAGTTACCTGGAAGAAGACCTCGTCGGGTCCAAATCGTTGGAAGCACTTATATGCCATACGAATCACTTCGGATACGTGGCTAAGATACTTATCAACCATGAACTGCTGTCTGGATTGAGACATCGGATCACTTGGATCAAGTCCAATCATTCTGTCAGCTTGGGTAATTAACGTACGTTCCATCTCAAGCGAACCTTGGTTATACGCAGGGGTAGGAGCGAAGTCCAAGTCACCCTTGCGGCGATATGGAATCATTCGACCTGGACCCCAGTCATTGGGTGCTTGGCCTACTGGGTGCAAAATAGGAGGCAGGGTAGCTAGGCTATTGCGGTCAATCCGCGAATCACGCTCCACTTTTACTTGGTTCTGAATACCGCGAAGAATACTGGGAACGGTGGATACATCATAGAGACGCTTAGTGTCCTCAGACAAGCGTGTCACTACTACTGGATAGTCTTCGTATCCATTGAGTAGCTCGAACTTTGCGTATCCCGGAGTCCCAGTGCCGTCATCTCCATCAAAGTTCTTATGAAATACTGTGCAATAAATGCCTTCGGAACCATCCTCTTCATTAATAAGTCTCTGGTATCCGTAAACAATTTCAATCAGTTCATCAGCTTCGTATGCAGTATCGGTTAGGCTCATGCTGCGACGGCCTTCTTCGTATCGCTCAAGGCTGTCAATGTTGACCCCTCGGTATCTTTCGATCATAATATCTACGAAGTCCTGATCCCAACCGTCGGTTGTTACCTTTAATTCTAGTTCTTGTGGAGTATAATACGTTTTCCAAAAGCAATACGGTGCGCGCTGAGGATCTGTTACATAGGGAGGAAAGACAAAGTCACCGTCAGGTGCTAGAGTCTTTACCTCCGGGCAATTAATTTGACGACGCACGACGGGCAGTTTCGCGATTCCTTTTTTGCGTAGATCCTTGAGTGCGGTCTTTGCTCGCTTTTCCGTAACGCCGTCAAAAACTTGTTGTAAAAGCAGGACTAGTTCTTCATCGTTTTCACCTCGCTCCACGGCTTGAAAAATTTCTGGAGACATTTGTGCGATCTGCTGGAGATCAATCTCTTGCTCAAAGGATCGATCCTCCATGTGCCATCCAACATAAGTGACTAGTAGTCCACGCTCGAGTAGGTAGTTAGCACCTAATTCCATCTCCCTGTAAAAGCGAGGAATGTATCCGGATCGTATCATCCACTTTAGGAAACCCGACACCAGTTTGCTGCGAGCAATGTCTCCACTCTCCACGGGGAACGCTCTGACGTTGGCTCTTTTGAGTGCAGAAATAAATAGCGATGCAAGTTTAGTAATGCGTTCATCAATAAGATGGCACTCGCTATCGCTTGCACCTTCCCAAGGAAATGCGTCCGACCCGTGCTTGCGGTGATCGCGGCTCTTGCCCGGCCACCAGTTCCGTCGGTCGTCGTAACTCGTACGACATAAATCAAAATATCCTTCTAGCTCCGTTACTGTTTCCTCGTAGGCAAATCGGAGAGTTTGAATGTCCGGCTCGTCACTAACGTAAGTAAGGGCCTTTGAAATATTATTGTTCTGCATTTAGTCTATTTTTAATTAGTTGAAGCATACTTGCAAGATGTGTCCTGGAACTTCCTATCTTATCACATAACTCTATGTTTGTCATGGGAACTTTGGACTCATGCTTTACGTGACGCTTGAAAGTCTCCCACATTATTAATCTGTCCCTGTTTTGCTGGTTCCATTTGTAATCCAGCGTTAGGTTCTCGTCCTCGACCTCACCGGTCTCAGGGTTCCTGTCGTAAAATATCTTTGTTCTATCAACCTTTGACATAACGGTAGCTGACTCCTGTTTCTGATTCAATTGCCTCAAAGCAAATCATCTTACCTAAGAATCTGTCTTTCAACCTGTTAGGCAAGAGGACTGGAACTTTCTTTCCGATTTCTACGAAGTGAACCATATTAAACCTAGGGTTCGGGCAGATTGATAGCACCTTGCCTCTGTAGTGCTTAGGTATTATTTCATTAATAAATAGACCATCGCACAGGATGTCTTGCCCCTCTGGGCTAATCCAAGTGTTCTTTCCTGTACCGCTGATATATTCAGGGGGTAGTTTTTCTTGGGCGATTTGAAGTGCTTCATCAAAATCAGTATTATGATATTCGGTGAACTCAGTTAATTTTATTTTCATTAGTATCCTCCTTGTTGTTTTCTGGTTATCCCCATGTCGGAGGATGCGAAGTAGTCCGGACCCATACCGCCATTTGACATTCGCAAATAACGGATGAGGTCAAAAAAGTCCTTGAGTGCTTCGTCCGCTTTACCAGCAGCGTTGTAATTAATCATGCTCTCAATAAGATTCCCGCAGTCCTGATGCACGTAGCACCGAGGTCTGTTAGCAGGATCAAGGTCATAGTTCGGGTTATAGAAGAACCAATCGTCCAAACTAGTGTTACCGATGCCTTCCTGCTGTCCGTCCGATGGGGTAAAATTCATGCCAAAATCGTAAAAAGCCGTAAATAGATCAACATTGTTCTCATTTTCTTTGGCAAAGAATCTGGAGTCACCGATTCGTTCCGTGACCTCGATGCCTAGCTCCTCTTCAATCTCCTCAAATAGTTCGCAGTACCTTTGTACGTCATAGCCAATCTTATCTGAGGCTGGACCCTTCCTCCATTTCGGGTCACCGAACAAAGCCCACTCACCATAGGTATCCCTGTCCGGCCACTCCCTTCGTATAAATATCTCCTCGTCCTCGGATACTCCTGCCCATATGGCTACATAGTTTCTGGCAAAGGCGGGGTCAACTACCTGATACCAGGTAAGGGACTTCTTGTCAGGGAAGGTCATATCGTATTTGTTCGGCTCCTCGCTCAGAACATTGACCTCCGGACTGAAGTTAGGTAGCAGTGAAGTCATGGACTTCGTAGGCAATCCATAGGCACGGACCATGATCGTATCACGGTTCGCGTTCTTTAGATCCTTAGCTATGCGGTCATAACCACCAAAGGGGTTCTCGTCGGAGTGCAGGTAAACAACACCGGCATCCCGTTCGGGGCTGTATTGAATCACGGGAACCTGTTCACCATCCAGCAAAGAAGCAGACTTAGTCTCGAGCGTCTCAGCACCCTTTAGGTAATCCGAAACAAATGGTGTGTATCCGTCAATAGGGGTAAAGCCCAGAAGCATCTTACTATCTCTGGTCGCAAGACGGAAGCGTAGGGTGTTTACCAAGGCAGCATCCCCTAAGTATTCGTCCAGCCAAGCCCCAATATTTGTTCCGCTGGGGTTACGGAAGCCGAACTCAAAACCTTCTAGGATCGTTTGGTTATTACTGAACTGAGTATAGGTCTTGAAGTCCACCCTAGTTCTGGTGTCCGGGAAGATAAAGGAACTGCCCGTGAACCCATTCTGCATACTGAAGTTAATGTAACCATCAATACTCTTGGTCTTCCTACGGAACTCTCTGGGCATCATCTCCCATACCGCAGCCTGCTGTACCTTGATTGATGTGTCCGCATTCTGACTGAAGCATACAACGTGGCCGTCCATGTTCTCGGTTACGGATTCCATGACCATCTTAGCACATCCCGTTGTCTTCCCGCTTCTGTTACCCCCAAAGGTAATGACCTCATCGTAGTCCTGTAGGGCATTTCGCATCCTGCTCCAGCCCGGCAGTTCAAATCCGTGACGAAGTGGATCCTCCTCCGCTGACCGTATCCTACCCTCGTGGGCTTCGTGCAACGCAACCAACAGCTTAGGATCAGCCTCACCTAAGAGAACTATCTCCTCATCGGTAGGGGCTTCGAGGGCCGGGTGCTTTGTGAACTCAATAGTCATTCTTCCTCCTCTTGATCATCCTCAAATTCCCACTCAATCTCTATATTGTCCTCGCTGATCTCTTGCTGCATCTCATGTAACAGCATCCTTCCAGCTGGCAGATGGTTGTAGTCAAAGAAGAGTTCTCCCTGTTCATCCATTACTATGAAGCAATAATTCTCAAAATGTTCTCCAAGTATCCCTCGTATCTGGTCATAGATGGGGTCATAGCTTGAATCCATAATTGATCTAGGCATCCTTAACCTCAGCCTCTATTGTCTTAGCTTCCTTGATCCTATCCCTAGCTGCCTTGATCGTAGCCTCGTAATCATCCTGGGTGAAGACCTTTCTATCTTCCGTGATTTGTGTAGCCTCGCCTCTAGCAGTCAAAGCCTCCCTACCTGCGTTAGCCTTAGCTATGGATAGCTCCTTTAGGTCACGGAATGATACCTCAAATTCTGGATCACCTTCTAACCTACCACGGACTTTCTCAATGAGGTCCTCTTCCAATGAGGACAGGTTCAAGTAGTTTCTGGCCGCTAGTCGGCCAGTTACCTCTCGGAACTTCCCTATGTGGTCAGCATAATCAGTCAGTACTGAGATCACAGTATCTCGATTGAACTTATATTTCTTCACCATCTTCGTCTGAGTCTCGCCCATAGCGTAATGATAAAGTATCTCAGCTACCTTCCCTGGGTTAGCACGGCTTAGACTATTGACCTTCATAGTCTCCTTCTCCTTGCTTACTGCCTGAATACTCTCAGATATACTAGCCATTAGGTCCAGTCGCATCTCCTCAGGGGTAGGATTTAGGGTACTCATTATGTCTTTGATAGGAAGGACTTATACACATGTCAAGGATTACTTCCCCCTGGATCAAAAATAATTGGATTTTTTGCTTGACATGGAAATTCGTGCTACATAGAATCCGGAATCTCCGCTGGAACAAAGGAGCATTAGAGCAGTAACCCTACTGAGTAATACAAGGGTAGTATGCGGATAGTATGGCCTATGAGT